AGTGTGATTCGGTCATTTGCGAATTCATCATCCGATGGATCCATGCCAAGAGCTTTACGTGTCTCGTTTGGAGTTGCTACATCACCAGCTAATAATGCCAGTGTCATAGTTTGTTTAATTTGCTTCTGAGCTAGGGTCTCAGTATGCTCGAACCGAGCTGCTACTTTATCAGAGAACCCAGTTAGTGCAATGATTTGATTAAATGCCTCTTCAAGCACATCACAATAAGGAATTATACATTCTTGAAGGAGATTTTCATTGATTTCATCAATGGTCGATCTATCATTACTCTTCGCAATAGCGACCTTCTCAGGGGGAATGTTGAATTCTAGGGCAATAATGCCAATCAAAAATTCTTGATAACCCTTAAATGTGGCCTCTTCAGAAACTGGCGCGATTTGAACTGCTTTAATGTCATCAGCACTGATTAACGGTAAGTTTGGGGTACCCATACAATCGGTCTCAAAATAGGCGCGATAGGCATTAAGAATATCTGAGTTGATTCCTTGAATGTTTGCCATATATTTTGGCAGCGCATTTGATGCGATTTCTGTGGAATATCTAAAGGTATTTGTTAAAGCCCTTATATAATCCCATGCTGATTCAATGGGAGAAAGTCCATATGGACTATTAGTAAAAACTTGCTTTTTTAAGTAGATTATTTCGTTACTTGTAAAGTACTTGTACTCCATAGGATACGCAGAATAATTACTACTTTGACGTTGTGCAAATTTTATTCCAGTAGTGCTGCCTAAAATAAATTCCATGGTAAATCCATCAACAGTGAATAAATACATTGGCCTATTTGGGTTGCCACTCCTGGCCAGCTCTATACATCCGCAATCTCCAGCTATAAGATCTTCTGTGACCGCAGCTTTAAATGTACGAGAAGTATCTTCGTCGTTTGGATGTTCAAAAAGGTTATGGAATATAGCTTTGAGTTCTTTGTTGTCGTTGCCGTCAACATCAACTATATTTAATTTCTTTCTCGTTATCGCATCCTTAATGACATTGATACATCTCCGAACTACCGCATTATTTCGGCTAAAATTTCTGATAGCCAGCGAATTTGGTTTTGGAGTTACGTGCTTTTTGCCATTAATACTGGTAAAAGGAATCAAGGAACCATAACTTGAATATGCTGGCAATGCCTCGGTCTTTTGTTCCGGGATATTACGTGGTCTTGCTAGTTTTGATTTTTGTTTGCTACGTTTTGCGATGTCACTCACCTCCTATCTGAATATATTTCTGAATGGATTTTGCTTACGTTGTGGAGCAGCTGATAACGATGTAAATGAGAAGGATTGTATTGCTCCACCTATAATTCCGAAAGTCGCGATCCATAGTGCGTCCATGGCATTATCTGATGCTGCCTTAGGAAACCTACGCATCTCATCGAGCAGCTTACGTTGGTCTTTCCGAAATTTAAGGTACCCGTTACGAACCGGGATGACTAATGACCTGAGCTTAAATTCCTTCTTGCCGAGGCCAGCTACTTTTACTCCCTCGAATGGCAAGTACAACCCAGATTCCATAGCCCGTTTTTCCATGATGTTTTTGACCAGGATCTGGAATACTACGTCCTCGATGCGGATGCTACGAATCTTGTCGTAGTACCTCGCGCCCAGGAGAACCATGTGGTCTGCCAGCTCATCGATGTTGACCTTTTTAACATAGACATCCAGGACATAAAGATAATTATCAACACCCCTGCCGATGACGACAATTGCCGAGTCATCGGATTTTCTATGTGCTGTCGCTGCTGCATCGACTCCGATATAGATGTCTGTGATTTTAGGAAGATCCTCAGGTTCATAGTAATTTCGAACTAACCAGTCTTCTTTAAATTCCCTTGTTTCTTCCAAGAGTCCGTCGTTCATCATTTCGGTGGCCCATGCATCGTCTCCGAGTTTTTGTTTTTCCTTCATTAGATGCAGGTATGTATCTTCATATCGATCCCAAAGCACTTTTGTGCCTTTCAGCATTTCTTCTTTGTTCTCAAAGTAAAGCTGATCGGCATCTTTGGTACGGCTTGGGTTTTCAAGCTTGTTTCTCATTTCAGTCCATGTATTCCAAAGATCACTCTCAGAGAATTCCATCACTGCTTGGTACTTTTTAGTATGATAATCAGAGAATTGTTCTTCCGTGAACATCTGAGCGAGTAAGCATGCATCATTTAATAATGTGCCGATACAGAATATACTGCAGTACTTTGAACCACATTTACATAGCACCTTCGTATACCAGTTATAGAGTTTTGTACGCTGATCTTGGTTTCCAGAGTTCTCTTCAGTCAAAATATCATCACAGATGATGACCGTAGGCCTCACATTAAATATTTTGACACCCCTCGTAGATGCCCCGGATCCCTTGCTAGATATACTAATGCCATTGCTGCAAGCTAGTTTTTCAGATGTCCATATAACATCACCAGTAAGGTCACCAAAATCTTCTCTGAATTTCTCATTGTCCTCTAAATACTGTCTAATATCGATGATAAATTGCCGACCGAGTGTTGCTTCATTGGTTACTATAAGAATGTTTTTAGTATGTTTGTATGCTACACACCATATAGGGAAGGCGAGTGATGTCCAAAAGCTTTTACCATGGCCCCGTGGACTGAGATAACATGATTCTGTGCATTCCTGCTTTCTATTAAGGACAATGTCTTCCAAACGACCAGAAATGTCATAATGGAATTCGCATAGCTCGTCTAAAGGTTCACCAGTGCCATCGTTCATATATGTCTTAACAAACTCTGTGAGCGAATATCTACATCGCTCGATGTCGGAATTTTTCTGGTCTTCTGTGAGTTCTTGAGAGTACGTTACTCCCAGTAATAAGTCATCAAGTACTCCCAAGAAAATCACCTGCTTTCATAAATTATTTAAGGACATAATGTCCAATATTATTGTTTGGAGCTGAAGGTAGGAGTCGAACCTACGACCTTCTGATTACAAATCAGAGACTCTGACCAAACTGAGTTACTTCAGCAGAGGAGGAAGAATGGAGCCACATCTTAGATTCCATGTGACCATGACGAAACGCACTAAGTTTCCCTAGTGCGCTTTACATGGGCATATGTTACATTGCCAGTTTATATTTGGTTTGGTGTTTGTGAATTTTATTGAGTCGTTGCTGAGTGAATTGAAGATGAGTCGGATACCATTCATCGACATTAGATTTATTTTTAGCTTTATTGCAACTACCGCAGCTGCAGACGATATTGCCGATGAGGTCTACGGACTCAGGACTGCTTTGTGATAGATAAGATTGGCATACGATATGTTCTGGAATTAGTGCTTTATCAACGTCTCCGCAATAAACACATTGATGTCCGAAATAAGCCAAAACTTTATTCCACTCGATATTATTGCCTCCGAAACCATTGAGATTTATCCAATAGCCACGAAATGACTTAGTAATAACCCCGGCCTCAATACCTAGTACGAACTCTTGGATTTCGTCCAGGTCAAACTTAGCTAAGATCCAGTCTTTTACTGTGACATTAATATTGGCCCTATATGGTACCGGGATGCCAAAATAATTTCCGATTGCATCATATAGACCACGGATGTTATCATCACCAGTCGCAATCTTATAGCGTACATTAAGACGGTCAAAGATATAACGAGGATTGACGTTGGTGCGGATGATACCACTATCGATAAGGAGTTTTTCCATGTGATCTTGTTTAGCGTTCATTAGCTGCATCAGTTGGAACTCAGGAGTCGCATAATGACCAGTTTTACGAATAGTTTTAAGGATTTCTTTGATTTTTCTCTTAAATACTTTTGCGATGGGTTTTTTAGATTGCATGAGAATTTCATAAAGTCCATCTTCAGTAACAAACCATAGCTCTTGATAACCACCAAGGGTAGACACAGAATGTCGAACCTTATCTTCTTCTTCATCTATAGCGTTTACTAGACGAGACACTTTGGAAGTATCATATTCGATCCATGCTGCGACATCTTTAGCGAGAAAAAATGGTTCCTCGATGCTGCCGTATATTCGAAAGTTTTTACCTAATATTTCTCTTTGTTCAATGACTGTTAATGGATTATTAATATAGACCACTCCTTATTTTAATAATAAGGAGGGAACGGTAATTATCCGCTAATCTCCACACTAAAAATATCTAAAGGACTGCTATCCTTAATGTTTTTGGGAGCAGGAGTCAGAATCGAACTGACGTGATCTAGGTTATGGGCCTAGTGAGTAACCTCTACCCTATCCTGCGATGTTATTTATGCTGTTTCAAGGCATAACAAAAGGACTCTAGATATTCCAGAGTCCCTCGACTTACACTTTGAAAGTCTGCTTTTACACCAACGATTCCATAATCATATCCATAAACATAAATGATTACATATCCATAATCATAAACATAAATGATTCCATAAACGTAAGTGAATTCATAAGCGTTTACGCTTGCGTTAAAGCTTGCGTTAAAGCTTGCGTTAAAGCTTGCATTTATACCAACGTAAACAAAAGCATATTCGCTTTCATAAACGATTATGATTATGATTATGCTTTTGATTATGTTGTTGTTTACGATTACGTTTACTTATTGCATACAGATGGGACAGTCGTCTTCATCGTTGTCAGCATCTTCCAAGGCATCGGCAACGGTATCATAGGTTTCTTCAGCAACTTCGTGTTCTAAGCTGATCAACGGGAACTCAGAATCTCCAAGAATTGTCAATAATGCCTCAGCATATTCGTTAGTGAATGTTAAAGTAATCATAGTTTGTCTCCTTTTTTTACGAGGTCGTCATGGATCCCATGATGCCTATAGACTGATTTTATTTTCCAGAATGTCATCGATTGTTTCTTGAATTCTATCGCAGAACTGACTGACTTCACCTCGATAATTAATGGGTAAGTCACAGTTAGCAGCGAATCTTGAACCACATAAATGTTTTTGGTAACACTGAAAAGCGTTGAGGCCACCATACAGTTTTGGCTTATTATCGCACTGCCCTGAGTGACCGATGAGGGCCGTTGTACAAGTGTCATGCAGCCGTGTAAGTATTAACTGTAAATCTGGGATGGTTGCGTCCTGGGCCTCATCAATAATCACAAAAGAATTTTTGATGTTCCTGCCTCGTAATGTCATATCTGAAGTGGCCACGATTTCTCCGCTATCGATGTAATCGTCTATGGTTTCGATACGGATACCGAGTTCCAGGACAGCATCCCATAACGGG